GAGGGCAGTCCAGATATCAGCATCCGCGCACGCCTGATCGGCCCGGGTAATTCCAGCGAGTTGCGCCAGGAGCTGCTGGCCGGTGACGCGCCAGGGCATGAATGGGTGCAGTGCGCCGGAATGCTGCTGGTCGGCACCAAGGAAGGGCTGAGTTTTGTACAGGAGCTGGTGGGCCTATGACGCTGTTACTCGACGGGCAAAAAGTGCAGGGGAAGAGTCTCAAGGTCACGGCCAGTCTGCGTATCGAAAGCGGCGACATGTCCGGGCAGACCAGCAATACCGACAAGGCGCACAAGGGCTTCAAGCCCAAGACGCTGGCCGTGTCGCTGTTGATCCCCTTCGTCGATCGGGTGCAGTTGACTGACTTGATGCGCATGGCCGAAGCCACGGCAAGCGGTGGCCAGCTCCATCTGTACCGCGTGGTGAATGACACCGCCGAGGCCTTCGGCGTGCGTCAGGTTGAGTTCTCCGAAGGTGTCAGCGCCCGGGAGGCGGACACCCTGAAAGCCTGGCTGGTGCAATTCACCCTCAGCGAGCGCGAATCGAACCCGGAAAAGGTCGAGGGACGACGTGCCGGCAACAAGGTCGACGCCCAAGGCGCCCCCGGTAGCGCGGTCGGAGAGGGCGGCGGTTCCGGTACCGGGGACAATCCGGAGTTGAGCGGATTTGAAAAGGTGCTAGGCCGTGTAGACAAGTGGCTGGGGAGTGAGCAGAAATGAAGCTCCACAAGGTTCTGGCCATCAACGGTGTGTCGGTTCCCCTGGTCAAGGAAGATGTTCGCCTGGATGCCACCAGTCCAGGGCGGGCGAACTTCACCGTTCAGTCTTCCGAGCCGCTGAAAGGATTGGCGACGCTGGATATCGGCTACAACGATCGGACGCTGCAGCGCCATTTCATCGGCTACATTGAGCGTTGCACCGCTGCCAACGCGGTGGAGCAGGTGTTGTTCTGCCGCGAGCTGGCCGCTGTGCTGGCCAATCCCTTGCCGCTGAACCTGCGTCACGTTGACCTGCGTGCCGTGCTGGGCGCTATCAGTGAGCAGACCGGCCTGCGTTTTCGTGTTCCGGATCAACCCTATGCCGGTGTGAAAGCACCGTATTTCTACAGCCTCGCTGCCGGCTACCAGGCGATGGACAGTCTGGCCCGCGTGTTCAGTATTCCGGACTTCACCTGGCACCAGCTGGGCAACGGCGAAGTGTTCGCCGGCAGTTGGGCCGACAGTTTTTTTGGCGCCCGGGCACCGCTGCAAATCCCCTCGGAGCTGTTCGACGGCTACCAGGGCAACCAGAGCGCAATGGTCGCGGCCCTTCCGGGGCTGCGACCAGGTGCAACGATCAACGCCGGCGAGCGCGTCACCAGTGTGGCGCTCGCCAATGACCAGATGGCCATCCGATGGAAGACGCAATCCGCCGCGCTGTAGAGCGCCAATTCCCCGAACTCACCGGCGGTTATCACCTGCCGCGATTCGCCCAGGTCACTGCGGTGGCCGATGCGCCGGCGGACGCTGGCCTGTGCGACGACTTCCGCCCGCGCTATGCCGTGGACATTGTCGTTCTCGGCCCCGACGACGCGCCAGATCCAGCCATGCCGCCATTGACTGGCGTGCCGCTGCCACTGCCTACGGGTGGCGAGGAAATGGGCATTTACGCCTTTCCGGAGGAAGGCACGCGGGTGGTGGTGTGCTTCGCCTACGGCCTGCCGAACAAGCCCTACATCCAGTCGATCCTGCCGCACGGCCTGAGCATGCCCAAGGTGCCGAAGGGTGACCAGGTGTGGCAGCACAGCGGCACCGCCCAGCAGCGCGTCGACGCGGACGGCAATTGGCTGCGACAGACCGATGGCAAGATCCAGGATCAAGCGATCGAGCGCGAGGTTGAAGCCCTGGACAACCGCGAGCAGTTCCAAAGCCACACGCAGACGATCGACGACCACTCAACCGAGTCAGTAGGTGGTGTGAAAAAGATCGAAGCGCTGGGTGCGCTCAAGCTGATGTCGGGCGGATCTGCGAGCCTGGCGGCGGTGGACGACCTGCACCAAGCGACCGGGCGGGATCTGAATGTGGTTGTGGGGCAGAAGCACAACGCCACGGTTGGCGGTGATATGCAGGAACGGATTGAGGGCTTGCGAAAGAGCGTGGCCGGGTCGAGTCAGCAGATGCAAGCGCCGAAAAACTGGATCGGTTCGGAAAGTGTGAATCTGTTCAAGGTGGTGTGTGAAATGCTCGATCTGCTGCAAGAGATGAACACGCAATTGGCTGCACATACGCACTTGCTTGGTCCAACGCCGTCGCCTGCTGATGCGTCAGCTTTTGCCGCCAAATCTGCAAAAGCGTTGGCACTAGCGACGAAACTGAAGCCAATCACACTTTAATAAAACGTTTTATATTTTCCGCTAACTTCCGCTGGGTTTCGCTGGCTTCCGCACAAGCCCTTAGTTGCTGTAGCTTGCATTCACTTGAATCTGCTTGTGCCTTACTGTTTACAGTGTTTACGTCCGGAAAGACGGGCGCTACCGTTCGTCGGATCGCATCGCAACATATCGTGATACTTTATGAGGTAAGCAGTTCTGTTAAACGGAACTCGGTTTTTATTGAGACCCAGAGAATACGGTGCTTGGCGGCGCATGACGTGGGTACGCAAAGGGCTGGCCGGGCGCCAGATACAACAAAGCCCGCGCAGGCGCAGGCTTTGGTTGTGCTACAGGCTGTTCGCTATCTGGTTAGAAAGCTGTGTTAGGATTCTTCCTAACCACCCATAGCTGTATATCTTTGATACCGGAATCTCAAAGGGTATGGCCCTGTGATAGGCCAGTCAAGCTCAAATGCTTGTCAAAAGATCGTTAGTTATGAACTCTGTAGTACTAACAGATAAACATAATTAACGATTTATTTTCATAAGTTATGATTTTTGGCAGGCTGAGTTGATAGGTAGGGTGGGATACTCCGTTACGTTTCACTACTAGGTATCGGGTCCTACTAACGATTAGAGTTTTCTCAAATGAAGCTACTAATAAATCGTTTTTTACCTGAAGAGCTTATCCGGGCGCTTCAAGCTGCTTACTGGACGATTCGTTTGGTCATTCTCGCTCGGGAAATGTAGCGCAACATCAGCAGGGGCCATTGGCCCCTGTGTCTTTTTACACGGTGGTGATTAGCGCTTGGTTCTTGAATCGCTTCAACCCTTGACCAGGCGGAGATGAGGGCTGGATTTCCCGCTTGTATCCGACCGGTTAGCGTATTGTCCCTTCAATACGTTCAACATCAAGCCAAACGTCAGCTCATTGATCTCATCGGGGCTGATTCCCAATTCTCCTGCAACGTTAGCTTTACCAAGTCCATCGGCCCGTAACGCAGCGAAAATTTTCTCCAAAACAACTGATCGTTCATGAGTAACAGATTCTGGCTCCTCGGTGCGGTAGCCCTCTTGAGCAATCTGAATGCACAGTGTCCGATACGCCCACTCCGTCGAAAGTCCAAGACTGTGCAGCCGGTAATTTAACGCAGCCACGGATACAGCCCAGAGCTTCTTGTACTTAATGAGGCTTTTGATAGTGATTGAGCGAGGAGCCATCGCTAGCACGCTTGCGCGTGGCATCAGAAAAGCGGATGCAAAGGCATTCGCCTCGCGCTCCAAATCGGGTCCTTGTGGGTGGGCATGCTGGTGCATAACCAGATGTCCCAATTCATGTGCAGCGTCAAAGCGACAACGCTCGGCCGACTTGAAAGTGTTCAAGAACATGAACGGTCTGCCGCCACTCCACAGCGAGAAAGCATCAACCTCCTTCGCATCTATCGCCAACGAGTAGACACGAACGCCTTTCGACTCAAGAAGGGCAATCATGTTCTTTACCGGATGCTCATCTAAGCCCCAGTGTGCCCTTAACATTTCTGCCGCCGCCTCTGGTGCTTGCACATTGTTAGAGAGGTTTAGGTTATCGAGACCATCAAAATTTGTGAGCGCACCACGTTCGGATCCGAGGTCAGGGAGATCCGGTTCTGGCAAATCGAACCGTTGCTCGATCCAGCCATTCAACATGAGCGCGATTGCGCCTGCACCGAGGGCTGAATCTCTAAGGCCGGCAGTCATTTTTGAGAGCGATCTGAAGCTAGCAACATCTGGTGTGGGCACTTCAGGGTCATCGCCAAAGAAAAACGCTTCTGGAAACCGAAGCGCCTTAGCGATATTTGCAAGAGTTCCTGGCTCAGGCTCCTGTGTGCCACTTTCGTAGCCGGAAACTGATCGCTCCGTTACTCCTATGTGAGTCGCAAGCTCACGCTTTTTCATACCGCGCCGGCGACGAGCGAGCGCAAATCGTTGTGGGTTAAACATGGTCTATCACGAGACTTTACGCCGAATTTCAATGTCGATGTCTGGACCGCTAGGAGGGGTAACCTCAAAGAAATCATCATCAAGGGAGATGCTGCCAAGCATGATACGTTCAGACCATGAAATGATCTTGTTACCTTTACCCATTCCCGACGGGCGTGAGAGTTCGATGCGAATTTCTTTTTTCACTATGTCGGTGTGGTGAAGCAAGACCCACGTCTCATGAGCGCCTATGTCAGGCAATTCTTCTGGTTCCGGCAACAAGTCAGCAAACATGTCGAACTGACAATTCTGCTCCACTGCATGCACAGTATTCTTGCCCTTTCTGGACCGGCTGCTCGGCTTCCCAAAAGGGTTACCGACATGGCTATCTCCCGATGCGATCGCAATTGCGAGATTGTGCACCGGGTGAAAGGTAAGAGGGTAATTCGACGTTTCATGCGCAACCCAGCCCAAGGGGCGCAGCTGATCGCGTACTGCTTTTACCATCCAGCCCCACATTTCAAGGCCGGAGAATATTTTGGGATGGTTAGGCGTTAAACGAGCGCGTTGAAGGTGAGCTTGATTGACGGCCTCGCGTAGCGCGTTGCGCTCTAGGCTCAACAGTTCAAGGCGGGTGGTAACTGCGTCCTGATCGCTGAATACTTGGCAAGCTTGCATCTGCTAACTCCTAGTGCGCATTGGCTTCCGGTTATTCTTCCTCAAATGAGGTCGAAAAACAAGAAGCGCTATTGGCTCTAGCTGTCTTACCCAGACTGTCTTATTCGCATAATCGCTTCTGTGATCGCTTTTGCATTTGTATCCAAGGTTTCCATTGCGGCAATAACATCAACGGCAACCCTCTTCACTCCATTATCTGAGAGCCATTTGGTGATCTCTTCTATCGCCGCACCTAGCGCGTGCTGGTTGTGCAAAAGCAATGTCAGGACATCTGCGGTGGCAATTTTGCAGTCAGGGCTATCTGGCATGGTGGTCGTCCTTGTGGAGTAGTTCGGGATCGTAGTCATCTCGCAGCAGGCTAAGGCGAGATAAAGAAAAGATTTTAGTCGTCGCCCTCTTTTCAATGGATAGCAGTTAATCGACCCGACTACACAAAAAAGCTCCTGAAAAAGCACTTATCCCCCTCCCGCCGGCGGGGTTTTTATTCCCCTTTTTTGCAAAACAGCGTGGCGTGGCAAACCCTAGCCCCGCCCACGGCCACAGCGGGGGCTGTGGGACGTTTGGCGGTTTCATTGTTTGTAAGGAATTGCAACGAATTACTACGAGCTTGCACGATGTGCGGTTGCTGGCAGGAGAGGGCAGTGAATCTGAACGGCCCGGTTTATAAGGGCGTCGCATTGAAAAACTGAAGAGAATGTTAGTTTTCGGTTTTAGCGCAGATCGGCAAAAGGGAAACCGTCAATCTGCGTTGTACGGCAAGGGAAGCGCTACAAGCCCCGTTGTGCCTGGCTTGAGCCATAATCAATCGACTGCAGGCTCTTTCACCCCCGCGCCTGCAATGAGTTCACTGACTTCGGCGGCATTTAACAGCCGACGATGCTCTGCTTTGACGTGCGAGTGCAGAAGGTCTGTAAGCAGCTTCGCCAGTTTTTGAGCGGTTTCCTCACTCAGCTTTTTGACTGTGCCGGTACGGGCAGACGGTAGAGCGAATTCGCCTGCGGAGGCTCCGAATGAGTCAAGGAGGCCGCTTACATACCCGTTCAAAAACTCTTTTCTGTCGGTCAAGACTTTGCTTTCAGGCGCTTCCTGGTAATCCCAATCCACCCGCCAATGACGACCTTCCTTCGAAACCTCGATTATCGGGAGGGCTGGGTTTTTGGTCAGTTGTCGCATGGCTTCTCCTGGTAGTTTGAGGAAAAGCAGCCAGTCTAAACCGGGCGCGGCGATACGTCATGCAGATGAGATTCGATCTCAGGTACAGGGTGGGCTTTTCAAAAAGAGTAATAAAGGTAATACGGCGAGAAACCAGCTCTGAAGGCCCCGGTTTTATTGGGGTTTCAATATCACACGGAAAAGTAATATGAAGTGATATGAAAAGTAATATTTCCGCCAAACCCCCGGTTTCATTGGGTTTCGTGGTTTTGGGATATCACCTTATAAAAGAGTAATACGATTACTTCTATATCACTCAAATATCACCTTTCCAGGAAATCGCTCAAAGCCTTGCAGGACGTGGCTTTCAACGAGTTTTCGACAGGCATATCACCTTTATTACTCTTTTTTCTTGGGGTGGCAGATTTTAGATTGGCGACGTCAGAGCGTCCCATCGCTCTAAAGCTGCGCGCCAGCTGCCTTCAACCTTTGCACGGTCCATTCGCACATTTCGCTCATCGATATGGCTTCGTCGAAAGTAATCTCGCCTAGATGAACGGCTTCGTTACGAATGCGGCTTAAATTCCGCAAAACATCAAAGGTCTTATTGTCGATCGCGCGCACACTGTGCAACCGTTTGATCAAGATCTGAAGCGGAACGCCGACTTCGTATGCGCCATGCTTCAAACCTAAATCTTTCAGTCCCAGTTCGACATGCGCCCAAGCGCTCAAGGCCGCAGCGCGAGGATCGATTTGAGCCAATTGCACGACGGCTGGAGTCGGTTCTTCCGCAACATCCGAAGCTGCTTCGCCGGATTCCGCTACCTTTTCTCTCGCAGCCTCTAGTTCCTGGCCGACATCGATTTGCCAGTCCTTGTACTTAAGGGTGCGGATCAACGGGATTAGCTTTGCCAGTGGCTCACGAAGGAGGTAACCCAAGCCGATTACAGCCAACGGCCAAGCCAGTGAACCTATAACTGATGCGAAGAACTGCAACCAATCCAT